TTGGGGCTTGACGCTTGTCGCTTGATGCTTCAGGAGCTTGGGGCTTGACGCTTGAAGCTTGACGCTTGGGGCCCGGATCAGGACGAACGCTAGTGTGAACCCCGTCGGGTTGCTCTTTGCTAATTGCCTGATCCGATTTATTACGTAGCTTGCGTAATTCTTTATAATATTTTGGGTGTCTAAGTAACATAAATTGATTCAACCTCTTTGTCTGGAAATTTTTCTTTTAGCTGCTTCAGGGCCTCCTGCTCCATCTCGTACAGGTCCAGACTTATATTGCCCGTCTCTTCATCCACAGCATAATATATATTTTGTTTTAGCATAATTTAATGTTTACCATATTTAATTGTCTTAATTGTGGCATCCCAGCACGCTCGACAATCCCTGCACTCGTTATCTTGTTGAGCTGCGGGACAGCTGGCACCACTGGTCACCACCTCCGAAGAGTTGGGCCACGACTCAGGCGCCCGCTGGTCTACCATGGGGGCGCTAAATCGTATGACTAAATTGTTAGGCTTGCTGGCCAGGTGGTCTTTGATCCAGGCCTCACGAGTCGGCAACCAGTGACGCTTTGCTGGCGTCAGTCTACAGACTTCATAAATCTTTTTAAGGTGGTCCAGGTCCTGGACGTCTCCGCTATCGTGCCATCTAAACACATCCGGCTTCTTGCTGTTGATCAGGTGAGCCATTGCCTGGACCCAGTCCGGGCTCTTGATAGCTGCCAGCCGCCTGTATTGTGCATCCTGAACGACCTTAAAAACATAACAACCTTTTAGAGCGTA